TTGTGAAATCGCGTTGAGACCAAACCAATTCTGTAACTTATGTGAGGTAAATGTTTCTGACATTGAATCACAAGAAGATTTGAACAACCGTGTTAAAGCGGCAACTTTCATCGGAACACTTCAAGCTGGTTATACCGACTTCCATTACTTGAGAGATGTATGGAAACGTACAACTGAAAAAGATGCGTTGATTGGAGTATCAATGACAGGTATCGGTTCAGGTGTTGTATTGGGTTATAACATGAAAGAAGCTGCTAAACTTGTTAAAGAAGAAAACGCAAGAGTTGCTGACTTGATTGGTATCAACAAATCAGCTCGTACAACTACTGTAAAACCAGCAGGAACCACATCTTTGACATTGGGAACATCTTCAGGTATCCACGCATGGCACAACGACTATTATGTTCGCAGAGTTCGTGTAGGTAAGAATGAATCTATTTACCAATACTTGGCGATGAATCACCCTGAGTTGGTTGAAGATGAATATTTCCGTCCACATGACACGGCAGTTATTTCAGTTCCACAAAAAGCACCCGAAGGAGCAATTTTAAGAACAGAGTCACCTTTCCAATTGTTGGACCGTGTTAAGAAAATCACACAAGAGTGGGTTAAACCTGGTCACAGAACTGGCTCAAACAGTCACAACGTATCCGCAACAATCAGTTTAAAACCTGAAGATTGGGAATTGGCAGGTGAATGGATGTGGAATAACAGAGATTTCTATAATGGATTATCGGTATTACCCTATAATGGGGGTAGTTATATTCAAGCACCTTTTGAAGATTGTACCAAAGAAGAATACGAAAGATTATTTTCTAAATTACAGTCAATTGACTTATCAAAAGTTATTGAATTACAAGATGATACATCACTTTCAGATTCTGTCGCTTGCGGCGGGGGAGCGTGTGAAATTGTTTAATCAAAATAAAACTATGAATAATTTGGAAGGGGGAAGTCAAAAACTTCTCCCTTCTGATTTTTATATTGAAAATGGAATTTATGTGTTCACAAAAGAGTTTCATTTAAGAAGGGGTAGTTGTTGTGGTAATGGTTGTAGACATTGTCCTTTTTTTCCTGCTCACAAAAAAGGGAATACAACTATATTTATAGACAATGGCTAATGGTGTAACTTATGGTATTAATTTTCCTTTTAATGATTCGTTAAAGGGGGATTACCTTTCTTTGTCTCAAAATCCTGACCAAGAAATTAGAAGTAACTTAATTCATTTGATTTTAACCCGAAAAGGTAGTAGATATTATTTACCTGATTTCGGTACTAAAATTTATGAATTTATTTTTGAACCATTAGATGGTGTTACGTTTGAATCAATTAAAGATGATATCAGAGATAATGTTAGTAAGTATATTCCTAATTTAATTATTAATGATATTATTGTTTTACCATATGATGAGTACGAATCAGTTGGTACTTTAAACACGGAAAATTTAGGAAATGGTGTTTATAGAGTTGCCGGTAGAAACACTTCAGAGTACACGGCTAAAATGAGAATTGATTATACAATTAGCGATAACGCATTTCAAACAAAAGATTTTGTAATTATAAATATTTAACATAAATGGCTGAGAAAAGAATATCCTATACCGTCCGAGATTTCGCGGCTATAAGACAAGAACTTATTGATTATACTAGACAGTATTATCCTGAATTAATTGACAATTTTAATGACGCATCAATTTTTTCAGTATTGATGGATTTAAACGCTGCCGTAACCGATAACTTACATTATCATATTGACAGAAGCATTCAAGAGACGGTTCTTGAATTTGCCAAACAAAGAAGTTCAATTTATAACATTGCAAGGACTTATGGTTTGAAAATACCTGGTAATAGACCATCAATAGCAGTTTGTGACATTAGTATTAATGTACCTGTATTTGGTGATAGACCAAACCCTGAATATATGGGTGTACTAAAAGCGGGTTCACAATTTGTTGGTGCGGGACAAACATTTGAAAATCCAAATGATATTGATTTCTCTTCAGCATTTAGTTCATCAGGAATTGCAAACCAAAAAGTAATACCAATTTTAGATGCGTCAAACAACGTCCAAAGTTATAATATCGTAAAAAGAGAAGTAGTTGTTAATGGTATTACAAAAGTATTCAAGAAAGTTATTACATCGGCAGATGCAACACCATTTTTAAGTTTATATTTACCTGAAAGAAATGTTGTTAATGTTTTGTCAATTATACAAAAAGATGGTATTACCTATAATAACGTTCCATCATACCAAGAATTTTTAAGTCCTGTTGGTAAATGGTATGAAGTTCAAGCTTTAGCCGAAGACACTGTTTTTATTCCTGAACCGGGAAAAACGACTGACCAATCAAATATTAGTGTTGGAAAATATCTTAAAACTAGCAATAAATTTATTACTGAGTTTACACCTGAAAACTTTTTAAAGTTAACATTTGGTGGTGGTAATACATCCGCTGATGACCAATTAGCTTCTTTTGCACAAACAGGTGTACCACTAAGAATTAATGACTATCAAAATAATTTAAGTTTGGGTTATATCCCAACACCTAATACCACTTTATTTATTCAATATAGAGTTGGTGGTGGACTTGAAAGTAATGTTGGTGTCAATGTTATCAATACTGTTGGTAATGTATTGTTTGATGTTAATGAAGCGTCTGTTGAAATCGCAAACGCAGTTAGAAACTCAATTCAATGTACCAACGTAACTGCGGCTATTGGAGGAGCAAATCCACCATCGGTTGAAGAAGTAAGAAACTTGGTTACATTTAATTTCTCATCACAAAACAGAGCGGTAACAATTGGCGACTATTATTCTTTAATACAAAAAATGCCAGGACAATTCGGAATACCAGCTAAAGTAGGTATTATAGAAAATAATAACAAAATAAATGTTGTATTATTAACACAGGATACTAATGGTAAAATGACACAAAATGTACCAACAGTATTAAAAGATAATGTTGCAAATTATTTAGCAAAATACAGAATGATGAATGACTATATTAGTGTTACAACTGGTAAAGTTATTGATTTAGCATTTGAAATTTATATTTCTATTGCAAAAAATACAAACCAAAACTCAATCATTTCTGATGTTATTACAAAGGTTAATGATTATATGATACCACAAGCAAGAGAATTTGGCCAAAATGTTTTAATATCTGAAATTAAAAGTATAGTTCAAAATATTGAGGGTGTTGTTAATATATCTGATGTTAAGGTGTTTGGAAGAGTGGGTGGCAAGTACTCATCATCACAAACAGCACAAAAATACGAAGATTCAACCACAAAACAAATTAAGTTAATTGACGATATTATCTACGCAGAACCAACAGAATTTTATCAAATCAGATATTCCAATACAGATATCGGTGTCCGTGTGAAACAATAACCTTCACAAGGAAATTACTTCAACTATTTTTGTAAAATAAGAGATTAACTATTTATGAGAAAGAACAATTATGCCTAAAAGTTATAGGATACGAACATCAGTGGGAAATAGTACTCAATCTGACAAAACAATCAAAGTACAAGTTGACCAAGATTTTGATTTCTTGGAAATTCTTTCTTTGAAACTTACACAATCTGATGTGTATAGAAGTTTTTGTTCTGACTACGGTGTTGTCGTTGGTCGTGTTGTTGCCAACGGTGGATACGGTATACCAAATGCGAAAGTATCAGTGTTTGTACCAATTGATGCTGTTGACCAAAATGACCCTGTAATATCTGCATTATATCCTTATAAGAATGTTACAGATAAAAATGAAGATGGTTATAGATATAACTTACTTCCGTATACACCTTCATATGAAGGACACGCAGCCACAGGTACTTTCCCAACAAGAGATGATGTTTTAACAAGAACTGAGGTATTACAAATATATGAAAAATATTACAAGTACACTGTAAAGACAAACGAATCAGGTGACTACATGATTGTTGGTGTTCCTCTAGGAAATCAACAAGTAATGTTGGATTTGGATTTATCAGACATGGGTTGTTTCTCATTGAGACCAACAGATTTAATTAGAATGAATCTTGGTAACTCAAAACAGTTTGACGGTAACCAATTTAAAAGTTCAGTTGATTTATCATCATTACCACAGATTGTTAACCAAAGAAGAAGTATTTCAGTTTCTTCATTTTGGGGAACAGGGGATGTTTGTGATGTTGGAATTACAAGGGTTGATTTTGATTTAAGAGATTTAAATATCACAATTGAACCTACGGCAACTTTCATGGGTTCAATCATGACATCAAATGATTCTGTGATGATAAAGAACAACTGTAAACCAAACTCAGAACAAGGTGACTTGTGTGGTATGGTTGCAGGACCTGGTAGAATTTTAGCCGTAAGACAAACAATAAATAGCAATCTTAATGGTGACCCAATATTAGAACAATATCAATTAGAACAAGGTGGTAAAGTAATTGATGAAAATGGTGCCTTTGTTGTTGATGTACCAATGAACTTGGATTATGTAACAACAAATGAATTTGGTGAATTAATATTTTCAAACAATCCAAGTGTGGGTATTCCAACAAAGGGTAAGTATAGATTTAAAATTAAAACAAATAAAGGTGAAAAAGAAGTTCCTGCAACACAAACATCAAAAAATATTATTGGCCCAAATTTATTAAATCTTTCAGCTTTTAATCCGAAAGGTAGTTTATTACGTGGAAACTTTTTGGTTCCAAACATTAAAGAATATGGATGGGATGGCAATGTTGACCCATCAACTAAAAGTGATGAAACTACAACATTTTCACCAATATTTAATGATAACACCAAATTAATTGAAACAAAAACTTTTGATTCATCTGATTTTGGTTCAGGTGGAAGAGCGTTATTAATTAGTTCAGTTTTAGGTGAATATAAAAGTATAACATATAAAATTAATAATGTTAGCGATAATTCTAAATGGGTTGATTTACCAAACTTAATAGACAAATTAGAAATTACAGTTGAGAAAAAAACAACCACAACCGTTGTTAACGGAGTTGTAATTGAAACACCACAAACAATAACTATTAATTTTAATAGTTACGATTATAAATTTTCACTATTTCAAAGGTCATACGCCTTTTCATTAGATTGGGATGATTACCCTAATAAAAACGAAGCCATTGGTTGTCAGGATTTTTTCTATGAATTAAATTATAACAAAGTTTATACAACCGCACAATTAATTGATGAATATAGAAAGGGTACCAATAGAAGTAGATTCTTATCTATTAAAGAAATATTAGACCGAAGTTGTGATTCTGAAGTAAACAAGTTTCCAATTAATGACGGGGTAAGAAATTTTGATTTATTATTTTTAATCATTTCAATACTGATGTTAATTGTCGGTATTACCGGTTCAATTTTAACGGTAGTTTATTCTATCGTAAAATTCTTATGGAATAAATTTGCTGTTTATATAGCCGCGTTTTTTATAGCATACTCCGTATATCGCGTAACGTCTTCAGTAATTGTCATTATTGGAATGATTAACTTGGCAGGACCAGTACCTGGCTCAATATTAAGAGAGATTTTAGAGGCAGCAATATGGTTAGCGGTTGGAACTTTAACAACTGTATTTTTTAAACAAATTATTAGTTTTACATTTTCACCATTTAAATTGCCAATGATTACATATCCTGATTGTTCAACATGTGATTGTGATTCTTTTAATTTTGGGGAATCGTCAACACCTGGTGCATTTAATACAAGTATTTTGGCGAACATAAACCAACCATCATATTTTGCACCTTATAATCCTGATAATTCTGATGGTTATGTTAACTCAATAAAAAATTCAGGGTATGGACAAGTAGTTGCGGGTAGAGATGACATTAACACAGGGCCAACTGCAAGACAAGCCAGATATACATTTAGATATAATGAGTTTTGGGTTGATAATGCTGATAATTCTAAATATGGATTACCATTACCTGAAAGGGTAAACTTATATAATACAAAAGGTCACTATTTTAAAAATTTAGAAGGTACAAACCGAATTAAAGTTTATCCTAACTACCAAGGTAATAATATTTCACTAACATCAACATCAACACAATCATATGCTTTTTATGAAGACCAACCTTTGGTTGTTTTATGTGATAGTGGTACATTGGCAAGTTACACGGCAGGTACATTAGTAACATTCACATCACCATCAAAAGACGGTGATATTAATATTACAGGAATAACAAAAACTAAAAACGACTTAGGTACTTTTGGGGTAACAGGAACAACTAGTTTACCTGGCTCAAAAATTATCAATATACAATATGCTAACCCTGACGGAAGTGGTGATATTACGCTAAAAGATTTTAATGTTAAACAAGATTTATATAAAACAATTAGTACCAAAATTACTAATACAGATATAATAAATGATGTTGAAGTTTTATATTTGGATAATAACAACGTACAACAAACTGTTGTTGTTAAAGCGAATACTAATAAAACAATATATAACCAATACGGCTCAATTGATAAAACAAAATATAACGGTGTTTTATTTGAAGAATCAAATGTTTGTTACGCACCATATATATTTCCAACCGATATTGAATACTATCAAGTTATTACAGGATATACGTTAGATAATTTAAAAACAATTATTGGTTCAAAGACAATAGAAAGTAGAAGTTTTTATAGAAGAGTTGTAAGAGGTGTGACAAATGTTGGTTACGGTTTTAGAAATCAAGATGATAAAATACAGAAAAAAGATAAGGACGACCCATGTACATTATGTTCTTCACAAGATGACGAGGTAAATGTTCCTTTAGATTATATACCTGAAAATGATAGAAAAAATTTGGTTGTTTTATTTTTAATGAAAGGTGTTGACCCATATTCACCAAGACAACTTACAAGAATAGACGTATCGGTACCATTAGGATTACCCGAAGATTCTGTAGTTGTTGAAGGTAGGTACAAATTGAACGAACCAATTAAATCAGGTTTATCATTACCTGACTATAATAGTTTTACAAATAACGCGACAGCATCAATTTACAATACATCTAAATTCTTTACACCAGCAACAGGTAGTGGATTGTGGAAATTTTCTGCATATACAACATACAATCATTTATTATATAGCAGTTACGATGGTAAGGATGTTAACACTAATGGTGGTAATAATCAGTACATCCAAAATAATCCTGATGGGTATTTTAACAATGAATACACTATGGGCGGTAGTTTAATGACTAGAACTATTAATAACGATGATGTTGCCAAAAACAATAGAGGTAAAAAAGGCCAACAAAAAGATGTGGGTGATTATGATTTTAAAAGAGGAGTTTACGACCCAACAGGTTCAACAATGACAATTTCTGATAACACAAAACTTGTTATGAGAACCGATAGATTACCTCGTTCAGATTCATTTGATAATGATTTTGTGTTAGCACAAAACAAATCATTTTCAACATACTTAGTTTCTGATGATGGAACTTCAAGTAAATCATTGGCGTCTGTAAGCAGTAATTCCGACTTTACAAGAAATGATTCCGCTGATTTTGAAAATGCCTACGGCGTTGGTACCACATCAGTTATGAGTAGTTTTAGTTGCCCAACCATAGTTCCATTAGGAGCTTACCAACAAACACCACCAGACCAAATGAAACTTAAATTACCAAAAAACAAGTACCCCGATGTATACTATACTTCAGGTGACCTTGAATATGAAATAGTTCAAAATGGTTGTTATGTAATATGTGATAAAGATTTGGCAATTGCTTCAGATTTGAAATCATTTTCAGAATGGAAGTCAAGATTCTTAATGGGTTTTGCTATTTGTAGAAATGTATTTGGTATGACATTTACTAACAATTGGATTAACGGTGTTTTATATATGCCTGGCTTCCAAAACGACAAGATATATCCGGGTATTGAAGTTACAAACCCAACTTATGTTTATTGTAAAGAAAAAATTGTTTTTAAAGAAGAAAACAATTCATTCTTTTATCGTTCATCACCATTCAATGGTTCAACTTTTGTTGGAATGGAAAATACACAAGTTGATGATAATTTTGGTAATCAATACTTTTTAGGCAATCCGACAACTATTGTTGATTTAGGACCAAAAGACAACATTATTAAAAATGTTTGTGCCCAACCCGAATTTCAAGGATATGTTATGGATAGATTGGAGGCAACTTCATTCCAAGGCATAAACGATTTAATACAATTTTTTATTGTTAGTAGATTAGCTAACGCTAATTTTTTACAACAAATTTTAGGGACAAAAGATTCATCAATTGCTGAATTATTTAGTAGACCGGCACAAAAAATTGATGGTGATTTTGCACAATTGAACAGTATAAACAATGAATTAGGTGTAATCCCATTTTCTCCAGAATCGTACAGTGAAAATCAATTGTTTTTTGGGGCAACACCAAAACCTGTTGTCGGTGTGTTCTTTAGTTCTGATACGGAAACAAGGGATTATATTTCACCTGGTCGTGAAATATTTATAGACACACCAACAAAATTTGGATATAATACATTTGGACACAAAACACAACAAGTACCAATGTACAGATGGGAAATTAAACAAGGTGATTCAAAGGCACCAAGTATTTTTGGAGGTGAAATGAACAATTGGTTAACATCTCCTTCAGATTTCTATGTGACACCATATCAAGGGATTGACAGGTTAAATGATAGTACATATTTTGCAAGTGAGGTAAATCACCCAACAGGGCAAAGACCTGGTTATATTTATAACTCAATACCTTTAAAAGATTTTAATGGTAATGTAACAGGTTTTACATACACGGGATATACTAAACCCCCATTAAACGCTAGTAATAAAATTGTAGTTGGTGCACCTTATCATTTCTATTTTGGATTGAAAAAAGGTAAGACCGCTTTTGACATATTTGTAACTAAAAATCTAATTAATATATAATGGGTAACATTCAAAATGATATAACAATTATTAAAGGTAACCTTAGATATAAAGGTGCCTCTGAAAGGTT